TATACATTTATACATTTATACATTTATACATTTATACATTTATACATTTATATATCTTTTATGCTATAATTATTCAAAATGATATATTCCGATTCCGAACTTTTAAATTTAGTTTTACATTTACATTTAGAATTAGAATTAGATTTTTTTACATCTGGTTCTTTAATACTATAATCACTTAAAATAAATACTTCCGATTCGTCTGATTCGTCCAACAATTTATCAGTCAAATCTATAATATTTTTTGGTTTTGGAAATTTTGGATGAGTTTTAATGTTGTTATTTCTATAAAATTCGACGTCTTTCCAAAATGTCTCCAGTTTTTTTAGATTTTCTTTTAGCCAATCTTCATCTCTATTAACACGTACAATATTTATCTCATTTGGTGGCCTGTATTCAATAAAATCGGCTATTTCTAAATCGCATATAAACATATTCAACTGAACCTGTGGCAGGTAATAATCTGGAATCTGTCCATGTTTTATAACTCGCCTATAAGGACACTTAACTTCAAGTAATATCGGTTTAGCATTGGGTTCGGTTGTAGAAATAGCAATTCCATCTGGAGAACCAGCCAACCAATAATAATCTTTATTGTTATATACATCTTCGTGAGCTATTAAACCGTAATTGTAATTTATCTGTCCAGTAATTTTACAGTATTTTTTTATTGCTTCATCTTCGTACTTTTGACCATGAAGAGTAGCCACGTTTCCGACGAACGGATTTAAATCATGTCCGCATTTTTTAAAAAGAACTTCATGCGATTTCTGATATGGATTAATACCTAAAGCAGTTGCCGCGTCGGAGCTTGTAAGTTTGTTTTCTCTTTGTTTAAACCATTCTTGCGACCGTTGTTCGTACTGCGGTATTTTGAGCAACTTTTCAATTTTATCCATAAAAACCTATTTTTTTGTATTTAAATAAGTTTTAAATCAAATTATTTAATTTTTTTAACTAAAACAGTCGGAGTATTTTTCTTTTTCATTTGTTTTTTATCGTATTCTGGTATAGCTTTTGCTTTTTTTTCATCGTAATTTTTTTTACAATATTTCCAAAGTTCTTTAGTTCCCACTTTGAAATTTCTAGTTGGTTTTGCTCTATACCAAAATACACAATCTTGAATGTTATTACTTTTAGAAGTATTATCTAAGACTAAACAATCGTAACCTTCTGTACAACTATTTAGAACATCTTGAAATACACTAAAATGTGGAAAAATTCCAAAAAAATTTTTGTATATTTTTTCTTGATTTTGAATTATGTTTTCTCTTAAAATAAATACGTAGTCTATGTTTGATCTTAAATCTGGTGGCAAATCCATACAATACTGCATAGTTAGCATGAATGATATTCTCCAATGTCTTCCATTCATAAATATTCCTCGTATGTTCACGTCTCTTATCATTCGTTTGTCGTACATACAATCGTCCAATAGAACAAAAACATCGCCATCTGGAGTTTTAGTATCAGAGTTAATTACTTTTTTCTGTCTAGTTATTACCTGCTGGATTATTTCTGGTTTGTATTCTGAATGAATTAATATTTCCGGGATAAATTTAGAATAATACGCGTTTCCATCTTCAGTTGCCGATATAGCAACTCCAGCTTTTATACGCCTCATATAATATAATATATCAGCAACCAATGTACTTTTTCCTGTACCACGTTTTCCTATAAATACAATAGTTGGCGGACCCGCTCCAGTAGTTCTTCTTGCTTCTATACTTCTAGGTTTAAATTTTGATAAACTAATAGACATTATTAAATTAATAATATTTTTAAAAGAAAAATACTCCACGAAATAATCAATCAAAATAATTAGAAGTTAGAGGTATATCAGTTTCAAGAGTGTAATATGAAACTATTATACTTATTATTATACCCGAAAAGCATGATATTCCGAAACACAACTTTTTATATTTTTCTTCCTTATCAAATTTATTTAATAACATGTAAAACAAAAAACTTGAAAAACCTATTATAATTAAATGCATTAGATCTAAAGTGTAAAAATCTAGAAACGCCATTTATAATTTATTTATAAAATAAAGTATAAAATTAAACCAATTCATTTTATCATTTAAGAATTTAAACTATATTACATTATAATAATATAAATATAATGGGCATTACTATTAATGATCTTACAACTTTTAATACTTTAATTAAAATAGATTATGGAGATAAAATAGTATTTTTTAAGTTTGGAACAGATTGGTGTATTCCGTGTATCGAAATTGATAAAATTTTGGTAACTATTCCAAATTCACTTATTTATTATATATCTTTTGACAACGAAAATTTTGAATCGTATTTAATGGAAAATAAAATTTACACTATTCCATACATAATAATTAAATATGGCAACAAAATTAAAAAAATAAATGGCATACATACTATTAATCAAATCGAAAAATACATCGAAGAACTCAAAATTTAATTTAAATTAATTTAATTTAATTATTGCTAAAAAAAAAATAGTTTAAAAAAATAGCAAATAAAACTATTGGGATACAATGACGGAAAATTACAAAAAATACACGCAAATAGAGCACATACTGGCAAGGCCTGGTATGTACATCGGGGATACAAAATGTACATCAACAGAATGTTGGGTTGTAAATCTAGAAACTAATAAATCGGAAATTAAGATGTGTAAGTGGAATCCTGGTATTTTTAAAATATTCGATGAAATTTTGGTTAACGCGACCGATGAGGTACAGAGAAACAAATCTGTTAAATGTATCAAAATAGAAATAAACGATAAATTCATTTCAGTTTACAATGACTCCGGAATACCTATTGAAATTCACCCAGAATATGATATTTATATCCCAGAATTAATCTTTGCGAATTTATTAACTTCCAGTAATTACGACGACACCGTTAAAAGAACTACAGGTGGATTAAATGGTCTCGGTGCTAAACTTACTGCTATATTTTCGAATGTATTTACAGTGGAAACCGCAAAAGCCGGTAAAAAATACACCCAAACTTACGAAAAAAATTTGAGTATTATCGGAAAACCGGTCATTACATCTTCGTCTAAAGAATATACAAAAATTACATTTTATCCAGATTTCGAAAAATTTGGAGTAAAATGTATATCCGATGACACAAATGAAGTTCTAATCAAGCGGGTTTTCGACATCTGTGCTATAACACCTAAATATGTAGACATCTTTCTAAACGGTAAGAAATTACCCATTAAAAATTTTTCAGATTATATTTCTGTTTACATTGGAAATATTAAAACAAGTCCAAGAGTAATTCAAGAAAGTGAAAATGAACGATGGAAAGTTTCTGTATCAGCATCTCAAAATGGATTTCAATGTATATCGTTTGTTAATGGAATATGTACATCTGATGGCGGAAGTCACGTAGAACACGTTATAAATCCAATAATTAAGAAATTAACCGATCTAATTCAAGAAAAACACAAAAATCTGACTATCAAACCACAATACATCAAGGATAATCTATTTGTTTTTATAAATTGCTTCATCGACAACGCGACTTATTCTTCACAAACCAAGGAAAAACACATCACCAAAGTGTCAGACTTTGGAACTAAATTTACTCATTCGGATGAATTTATATCACAGATCGCAAAATTGGGCATCATCGACAGCATTTTGGCAATAGCGGAAGCAAAAGAAAAGAAATCTCTACAGAAGACTGACGGTAAAAAAATCGGACGGATTCTAATTCCGAAGCTAGATGACGCAAATAAAGCTGGAACAAAGGACTCTAAAAACTGTACTATTATTTTTACAGAAGGAGATTCGGCTAAAGCAACTGCGATTTCGGGGTTGTCTATAGTAGGCCGAGATCACTACGGAGTTTTTCCACTTCGTGGTAAACTTTTAAATACAAAAACTGCCACTTATGCTCAACTTGCCAACAATGAAGAAATTAATAACATTAAAAAGATCATCGGACTTCAAACTGGTAAAAAATACAAAGCAGTTTCAGAACTTAGATATGGAAAAATTCTAATCATGACAGATGCGGATACAGATGGATTTCACATCAAAAGTCTCATTATTAATTTTATAGGAGATGGCTGGCCAGAACTACTCAAAACGGATTTTGTGTCTTCCCTGATTACACCAATTGTTAAAGTTTCACATAAAAACCTAACAACACCGTTTTACAATATCAGTGATTACAATTTGTGGAAAGAAAAGAATGATACATCTAAATTCAAAATTAAATATTACAAGGGACTTGGTACTAGCACAACCCTTGAAGCTAAAGAGTACTTCAAAGAAATGAAAACTCTCGATTATAAAAACTGTTCAGAAGAAGATGAAAAATATTTAAATCTTGCTTTCAGCAAAACCGAATCGGACTCAAGAAAGAAATGGATATTAGACAATATAAAAAATCCTCAAACACTTGATTATACAGTTTGTAAAGTTGACATATCTACATTAATTAATAAAGAACTAGTTTTATTTTCGATTGCGGACAACGTAAGATCTATTCCAAATTTTATAGATGGAATGAAACCTTCACAAAGAAAAGTAATTTTTGCTTGTATTAAGAAAAATTTATACTCTGAAATAAAAGTTTCACAACTTTCTGGATATGTATCTGAAGTTTCGAGTTATCATCATGGTGAAGCGAGTCTACAGGATACAATTATAAATTTAGCACAAAATTTCGTGGGTTCTAATAATGTAAATCTTTTAGAACCAGTGGGACAGTTTGGTTCCAGACTATTCGGGGGCAAAGATTCGGCGAGTCCGAGATACATCTTTACCAATCTTTCCAAAAATTTTAAAGAGTTATTTAATCCAGAAGATTTCAATATATTAGACTATCTCGACGATGATGGATTTTCTATTGAACCGAGATATTACGTCCCTAATTTGCCGATAATTTTGATAAACGGATCGAGGGGGATCGGAACGGGGTTTTCTACCGATATTCCATGTTTTAATCCAAAAGACATAAAAGATAGACTACTGAAACTGACTGAAAACGAAGACTGTGAAATTGAAGAACTGATGCCGTGGTACAAGGGCTTTATTGGAAAAATTATTAAAGTTGAAACTAACAAATGGACATCACATGGATTATATGAAGTGAAAAACGGTAAGATAATTATTACGGAACTACCGATCGGAACCTGGACAGAAGATTACAAAACTTTTTTGGATAAACTTGAAACCGACGAAATAATTTATTCTTATAAGAATAATTCAACTGATACTACTATTCATTTTGAAGTTAGTTTATCATTGGAAAATGTAATACAATGGACTACCAACGGAGAAATAGAAAAAAAATTAAAATTGATGTCCCATATATCAGGGAAAAACATGTATGTATTTGATGAAAATGATAAAATAGTAAAAATGGAAAGCGCAGAAGAAATAATTTTTAGATTTTGGAAAATTAGGAATGAATACTACCTCAAACGACAGAAATACCAGATTAATAAAATCAAATGTGAACTAGATATAATAACAGCTAAAATAAAATTCATCGATGACGTAATCCATGAAAATATCAAGGTATTCAGACAGCCACTTGAATTTATAAATTCTCAACTTGAGATGAAAAAATACTCTAAAGTTGAAAATAGTTATAGATATCTTACTGACATGAAAATACACTCATTTAGCAAAGATACAATAGATACATTAAATGAAAAAATGAAAACATTAACTGAAGAATATACAAAAATTTTGAATTTGAAATTGAAAGATTTTTGGAACGACGTTTAAATTTAAAACAAAAAATTAAAATATATATAATAATATAATAAATGGGAATAACTTATATGCCAGCTAATAATCCATTTTTTATTTTTATTACACTTGTATTAGTTGCATGGGTGTGGACAGTTTTTTCTTCGCTTAATGCGCTTAAAGTAGCAAATAATCCAAGTTTGGGAGGTTGCTGCGCTACAAACACGTGCGGCGATGCGCCAGTTGATGTTATAATGTACAGAATGACTTTAATAATTGGTATTATTATGACACTTGTTTTAGTTGCTTCGTTTTATTACTATTTTAAAGATAGAAAAGGAGATTAAATAAGTTAATCAATCAATCAATCAATGTATTCAAAACTACAACACCGTGATCGCTAGCAAGTGGTATATTTTCATTATTTTCCCCGATGTGTTTTAAACATTTACTGGAACCTTGATTAATATTCTTAGTAAAGAAGTAATCAAGTCTCCATCCCTCGTTTCTATTTCTAGCAATGGACATTCCGTTTTCCTTTGCCCTACGTGTATCCCACCAAGTAAAAACTATGTCGTCATTTTCTATACAGTCTCTATAATTAATTTTAATTAAACGGTCGTAGAATTCTAGTTCGTGTGGATAAATTCCGGGCATTGCAATAGTGCTCTTAATGTCAAAATGAGTCGAAACGGCGATGTTCAAATCCCCGCAGAAGATAACTTTACCTTCAAGTGAATTTAAATACATTATCATAGCTTCGATAAAGATTATTTTTTTATCGTAATTAGATCCAGAGTTGGGTGCGTATACCGTAATAAGTAAAAAATTATCAAAATTTGCCACTATAATTCTGCCCTCAGTGTCTTCGTATCCAGGAATCTGTTCTTGAATGTCTTTTAAATTTAGATGCTCTTTATAAAAAATACACGTACCGGAATATCTTTCTGGGGCTCTTGCTCCAGTAGATTTTGATTCGTTAAAATACGAGTTATATCCAGGAATCTTGAAATTTTTAGAAATAGCAATGCTACAACGAGTTTCTTGAAGGCAAATAATGTCCGGATCTTCTTCCTTTATAAGAATGTCTATTGGGCTATTTTCTTGAATCTCCATTAAAGTGTCTTTCTTCAATTTGGCCGAAATTTTGTCGTTGAAAATACGAGAGCGAATACCATTGACGTTCCAAGTAATAACTTTGAGCATTTGTTTATCAATTTACTATTTTACTAGTTTCTTATTATAAATTAAAAAACGTAATAATTAAATCATTTTATTAATTATTTTATTAATTTATTAGTTTTAATGAACATTTTTATCTCAGATGGTTTATCTGTTAATAATATAGGTCTTTCTATAGGTGGGTGCCACAATTTTATAATAATATTATATATTACTCTCCATCTTTCAGCATCTTCGGTTAAAATGGATATTCCGTGACAATTCGAATTAAACGTTTCATTTAGATTTGATAAACAGCTTGATAATTTAATATAAACATGCAGCGGAAAGTTATGATTTCCCTTACAATTTTCAAGATTTATAAATAAATGGCACACCAAATTTTCTTTCTTAATTAAATTCCACGTAGATTCAAAAAGAATTAAAAAATCGTCAAAGTCGTCTTCTCGATAATCAAATTTTTGCGCATGTATAGTTACTAAACATTTTTCACGATCTAAATTTATGATAAAATTATTTTTATACATAACTTAATTATTATTTAATATTTTAATTTAAAAGAATAAATTAGCGCACCTTAAAAATATTGCGTTTTTAGAAGAATATTAAAGAAATTGGTAGTATATTACATTGAAAGCGACATTGTATTATGTTCACAGATGTAGATCAGATATGGAAAGACTTTGAAAAGGTACAATTAGAAAATGAACATGAAAATGAAAAATGTGATAATGACACTTACATTGACACTTATTGTAAGTTATCTAAACATGACGCTTGTAATTTGTGTAAACATCTTAAAAAATTTATCGATGAAAAAGAAAAATCTGAAATATGTCAGGACTGTGGCCTAGTTTTTTTTACATCTATTTTTGAATCCAATGAATGGAACACTTACAAAAATGACAACGGCACGTATCAGGTCAGTATTCAACGCGCGGATGCGTATATATCCGATAATCCATATGATATACCCGGTACAATTCCCGGATTTAATAAATATGGTCTAATGATGAGAATACATTATCAACAAACCTTTAGTCATAAACAAAAGACTTTTTGGATAATATCGGAAAAATTGAGTAATTACTGTACAAATATTGGAATACATCAAAATGTTCTTCCTACAGCTAAAAACATGTGGCACATATGTATGGAATCTGGTAAACTTACTCGGGCGTCGGTAAGAAATGGATTAATTTCAGCGTGTTTGTATTATTCATGTGTATTCAATAATACTCCGGTGGATAGGCAACGAATTATTGATATCACGGATGGAAATCAAAAGGGATTTTTAAAGGGTGAAAAAATATTCATGGAAATTATGGATAACAATAAGACTTATGGTCATCTTGGTAAAGAAAAAATAGACATCAAAGAAAATGATACATTCATTAAATTCTGTTCGGAACTAGGATTGCCATATAGTACTTATAACATATGTAATGAAATCTACACATTAAATATAGAAAAGTTAGAGTCTGTAGCTCCTAAATCGATAAC